GCGCTTCAGACCAGGATATTTGAACCAATAAAAAGGAGATTTCTCCCTTACTTGTTATGTGTTGGTTTCTTTAATCTAACTTTATTTGTATTAGTCGCTTACATAGCGGCTCGTATGTCTGCCTAAACTGCGGAATCATTCGATTCTTCCACGGCCTCTTCGGGTTCTTTCTTAGTGACGGACTCAATAAATGTCGACGCACGTTTCCGAAGTCCCGTTTTTTTGAGGGGGTCGGACACATTTCGTTGACCGGGCATGACGCGTCCACGCAATTCATCGAGTTCATCTTTGAGTTCGTTTTGCGACATGACTTGAGTTGGGTCCTTGAGTAGACTCATGATGGAATACTCCTTGATAGCCTTGAATGGCATGATTGGGTGAATGTGCAAAATTTCTGGTTTTCTAAAGATGTTATCATCTGGGAACTCCTTATCGAATGCAGTCAAGATCTTCTTTGGGATTGGTGGGCTTTGTTCGATGAGTCGATCCATCTCTTGTTGACAATCGTGAACCATCTGCGCACCATCGGATGCCCTGTCCACGAGTGGAAGGTTAAGTTCGAGTCTGATTTTACGCGACAATTTGCCGTACAACTGAGACGCAGAGCGGTGACTTTCCATCAATTCATTAATCTTGAGGAACTGCATGATGGTCGCGATGATACCCGCGATGAGGTTGAGACCACCGATGATGGCGGGAACTGCGGAGCGAATACTTTCAGGGAATTGTTCTTGGGCAAAGTTTGCCGTACCGGTGATGGTCGAGAGTACGATAACGGGGAGTGTAAAACGCATGCTCAGGGCTTGAAACATCAAAAATGCTTGGTAGTTCATGTATCTGTAACACGCAGCAGCTTCACCCCAATCTTGGAGAACTTTTTCTTGCTGGGTGTGCCACCTTTTTGGCGCATCTGGTTTTTCGATATCTTTTGGGAAACCCACGATCATATTGTTCTCACTATTTTCTTGGCTCATATTAATAGTAATGAACATTATATTCTACATTCACCTGTTACTGTTTTTGACTGTACTTATAGTACCATTTCTTAAAAACAAAGAGCTCTTAGAACTCTACAGTATACTAATACCATTCATATTTTATCATTGGTCGGTCAATGATGACACTTGTGCGTTAACCCAGATGGAGATGTATGTCACTGGAAACAGTAAGGAAGAAACTTTTTTCGGGAGAATCATGGGACCCATCTACAAGATGGATGACACAGATGCAAATAACCTCTTAAAAACAGTGATGTTTGGTTTGTGGTTATTTGTCCAATATAAATTGGGTAGGGTAGTTTTAGCCTAAATCATGTGCACATGAAAAAAATAAAATATAAATTAAAATTATATAATGAGTAAGCGTAAGTTAAACAATGAAGTTAATGAAATAAATGAACTTTTAAAAAATTTAAGAGTATCAAATAATAAAAAAAAGAATGAATCTCCGGTATCAAAGAAAAAAAAGAATGAATCTCCGGTATCAAGTAAAAAAAGGAGTAGGTCTCTGTCTCCAGATTTTAGTCATATCACAGAAGCCAACAAAAAAACCGCGCGTAAACTTCGTGTGTTTCTTACAAAAATAGTCAATGGTAAACGCGTTGCTAAGACAAAACAAGAACTTTTGCGTGATATAGCAAACAAAAAAAAATATATACAACGAGAAGAAAACTTCTATAAACGTTTCCCTAAAAATAATTACAAATACATAAATGAGAATATTTACTATAGTTTTCGTAATGAATATGCGGGAAACATTAACAGTAAACTCAACGATTATGTTAAAAATATGAAGTATTTCGAAAATGAGGGTCGTCGAAATTATGGAATCTATAACAATATTTAACCTAAGTTAAATGTCTTAGTTATTAAATCATTACAAAAATAAAGATGCCTTCTTACGCTCCAGTTTACGATTACAGATGGGGATCCGGTACTAACATGGTCACGGATCGATCTATTTTACATAGTGCACGAAAGTTCTTAATCGTAAATGGGAGAAAGCGTGAAATCGATTACATTCCTAGAATCGGTGATCACGGAATTCATGGTGGTGTGTTACAAATCATGCGTGGTCAACGTGTCATCAACTATCACTAGATAAACGTTAGAGACTTATGTGTAATATCAACTATGGACTATAAGGAACCAAAGAAACGTGTGACCAAAAATGATAAGAAACATAGTAAAAGTGTGTACTCCAGTAAACACGTGAGAATCAAGACTGATATATTATTAAAATCTAAGGCTAATAATAATGAAGTCCAAAACTAAACACACAGCTTTGCTCATAACTATATTTGTTTTGCTACTAGTAATTTTGTATATGCTCACGACTCCACCCAAGGTTCAGCGCATTCACACGATGGAACAAGTTGAAGTTCCAGTTCAAATCCCCGTAGAACGTGAATTCAGAGCACCCCCAATTAAGGAATACAAACCCGCGCACGTACAACAAATGGGCGTTTTGTTAGGGGAAAATAACGAAACACTCCCCTTGTATGGCAAGGAAGTGCGTGGAAGACGCGATAGATATCATTATTACACGGTAACACCCGGTGATCAGATGTACTCTCTTCCAGTGTCTATGGGTGAAAGAGACTGCATGGATGACATTGGATGTCAAGAAATTTACGGTAACGAAACAGTAAATGTGATGGGTCAATCTGGTGACTTTTCTGCGAAATTGTATCGAACGGATAATTTCTTTTAGGCTTTATCTTCTTCTTTTTTAGGAATCGCCGCTAGTACGCGGTGATATGTATCCAAAGTTACCAGACCGGATAGAACGACACATGCAGCGAGTGAAGCGAAACCAACTGGTTTCATTGGTACTGGAACCCACCATCCTATGAACTTCTTTCTCATTATGTTTGTTATCATGATGCAGCAGCATAGAAGGCACAAAGCTGACATTGAATAATGTTTGTTTTTATCGAATGGTACAGTTGGACTGAATGCATCCTGACCCGGGATAATGTTTATACCTAGCATGTTCAATATTGGTAATATCAAGAACAACATTTATATTTACATAGATTTTATATTGAGACCAAATTCAGTCTTCATGAACTTAATAGCTTCATTCATGTTTGGGTGACTCCATAAGAGCCATCTGGACCAAAAACCTGCGGTCTTCAAACCCGAGATTCCCCAATCCTCGAGTTTGCTCCGTTTCAATCGTAACATTCGTTCGTGTACACGCTCTGGATCACTGAATTTACGCGTGTCACCTCCACCGTGTCGTAAAACATAGAGTCTCATTCTCATGGGGTCTTTGTGTATGGTGTAGTCTGTGTATCCCTTACCACCAAAGTCTACGTGATCACCGTTAGAAAACGTGACCCGATACTTTTTATCACGGGTTGGACTTTTTCTAAGAATGACTTTCATTATTATTTATATCCGAAAAATTTTTTTTATTTTCAAAACTTTTTTCTTTTAAAAGAAAGTGTAAAAAAAATTATTTTTATTTTCAAAACTTTTTTCTTTTAAAAGAAAGTGTAAAAAAAAATAAAATTTTTTATTCATTTTTTTCGAGAAGAGCACTAAATAAATTTAGGATGTCTGCAAAATAATCGAATGACGCACCAACAAAATTACCTTCATAGTTTCGTCTCAGTATGTTATTTGTATCATAAACAATGAACAAGGCAAACAGGGGTACCACGATTTCAGTGTATTTCTTACCCGAGAATAACCTTACCAAAATCAAACCTATCAGTGTTACGAACAACACCGAACCAAGCGCGCGAAGATCGTACCCGAGCATCCGCGTGATTACACCGAGTGTAAACATCGCGATGAAAATCGTGACTGCATCGAGAAGTGCTTCTTTCGCGTCTTTCTTACCTCTGACACCCAAGAACATACCTGCCACGGCGGACATAGCGGTGAAAAGCATGAATCGTGTGATAATATTCTTGGTGAACGCGAACATGAGAAGCGCGACGAACCATGCGATCATGTATGTGAGTGCATTTTTGGCGAACGCTTCGCTCATTTTTGGGTCTTCTATGGTAGTCTTCGCAAAGCCGTATGTCACGAGTGACTGAAATATCAAGTTTGCGAAAACCTTGGATAGGAACATTCTATTAATATACACATCTAAATTAATTTACTTTTTCAAGAGCATGTAGTGGTGGTACAAGTGGATACCGTTGATGTACAAACCAACGGCAAGTGGGAAAAGAAGTCCTGGGCGCTTCTTGTATACGGCTGGGAGTGCCATGAGAACGACGAGGAGCACCATCGAAAAATAAATCACTGGTGGTGCAAATAAACCGGTCTGTGTTCTAGTGAGACCCATGAAAAAACGTTTATCAAGTGTATCGACTTCTTCAGTTGGCTCTGGTGCGTAGTATTCTTTTCCTTTATAACCTGGCATTTATTATAGATGGAGAAAATAATAAAGTGTCTCCTGTTTCCGATCGTTTTGATTGCCTTTGATTACTTTAAGAATCCAATCGATCGTTTATATTTTCGCAAACCACTCAGACCACTCGTGGGTATTAGAAATACACTCATAGATATGTTATTATACAAACCATTTTACCATCCACAAGATTTTAGTGACGTGTGGATATTGCGATTATATCATAGAGAAATGCTTGAAGCCGTGTACGAAGGGATGGGTGAGGCGAAGAAGTACTATTTTCATGACGACGATGCGTGGTTTGAAAAAACAGATAAATATTATTATTATAAACTCGAAGATTTCCCACTCATAAAGAATCGTGTAGACATGATGCCAAGTGTCGTGGGTGGAATGGTAGCTGTGATGGATGGTCCTATAACTATTCCACCCCATCGCGCAGAACACAATTTGTATTTGCGGTACCACCTCACACTAGAGGGTACGAGTACACTAGATACAGAATTTGACACGCATGAACATAAGGCGGGTGAAGATTTTGTTTTCGATCATTCGAGGTATCATAAAGTTGAAAAGACCACGGATGATAGAAGGATTGTGTTGATATTGGATATTAAGAGATTCTAGAACAAGAGATGAAATCTACACACAGCTTCGTATGTTTCCTTTCCACCTACGAGTTCTACTTCCTTTGCGTCAACCAAACGCTTGGTAAAAGGTCCGGGTGTTCCATCCTTGCATTTCATACATAGAGCTGATAGCTTCGTCACTTCGTCTGCCATGGGGATGCAATCCAGAATTTCACCGAATTTTTCTTGATTGTACGTTGCATCCAGACCCGCTACAATGATAGTCTTTTTAAGAAATATACACATGCGTACAAATTCCTTGAGATTCGTAAAAAATTGCGCTTCGTCTATGGCGACTATTTCTGATTCACAAAACTTTTCGTCTGCGAGACACTGTGATAAGTGTCTAACTTTTATACAATCAAACTTTACTCCATCGTGTGTGTGAATCACATGTCCTTCGCATCTAGTATCTTTTGTAGAATTTATGACTGCAATTTTTTTACCCATGATTTTATATCTTTTAAGACGTCGAATTAGCTCCGACGTCTTACCAGAAAACATATTGCCTATGATTATTTCGAGACTCATCTTATACAAATTTAGACTTTTTTGTTTAACTAAGTCAAAGGTTTAACACACCTAAAATTAAATATGATTCACAAGGCTTCTTATAAAGGGCAGTGTGGTTTGTACTGCACCGAAACTGGGCGCGTGAAATTTGGTGACAAAGTGTTTCATAGCATCGAAGAAGCGATTAAATTTTTCGGAAAGTAAAGTATGACAAAGATCATCACGGCAAATTTTATGATATGGAAATCCATGGATTTACAAACCAATTCCAGGACGAAACACCCGCGTAAATATGTATACAAGAAGAAACTAAAATGTGACCACAATTGTACAGCGTGTAAAGGAACTTGTAAGATTTATAATCCACATGCGGATTCATATCATAAATGTCGCCGGTGTGAACAGAAAGTTAAAGATGATTACGATTGGTTTGATTAAATTATGTGTAATAAGTAAGATGACCCTCACCGATCAGGAAATATCTAAGAAAGTTCGCGAACTGCGAAGAACAAAGGGTCCATTATACGCACCCCTTAAATATTTCAGAGGGCTCAAGACACTCAAGGACGTAGAAACTAGATACATGAAAATGAAAAAGAAAACATACACGAAATTCTCTACCGATAAGAACGTGAAAACGCGCACCTCCTC